GTTAGTTACCAGCACTCCGCTAGGACCAGAATGCGAGATCAATTTATTTCTACCAACCCTAAAAGCTGGGCCAGAAGAATCAGACATTACAGGAACAAAGACCTCTTTAGCATTCTTAGGGAAGGCTACGTCCTCTGAAACCCTATAGACCACAGAGGCATCAGCTGTACTGATCGTAGTACCAGCTGGTATTTTACCCTGCGTAGAGCTAGACTGATTAGGAAAGTAATTACCAAGAACTCCATTATTAACGTAAAATTTTACGTTCTTATCTTCCATTGAAGAGCTACCAGAACTAGCTGGAAGTCTTTTAACGCCAAGCATTTGGCCAATTAAGTCTAAATAATATCCTGAAGCACTATTTAAAAAGGTATTAGAATAGCTGGCAACTATGTATTCTTGGACTTTAGAGATCTCAAAGTTGGTTGCTTCAACTAGGCCACGAGCAATAGACCCTTCTGATAAAAAAGTCACTTCAGTATTTTTGGCTAAATACTGAAGACTGTCGCTATTCATTTGCGGCAAACTCTTTAGCTCTCTAGGCATTATTGAACTCCTACTATTCTAGGCTGGCCATCAAGGAATGGGAAGACATATGTCATGACTTCTGGACCATTATTTTCTAGTAAATTTCCGTCTTTATCGACATAAGTCCCGCCTACGACTACAAATACGCCAGCCTCATCATGAGATAGGGGCATTGAGTGAATCGTAAAATCAGACTTAGACATTATAAATTTGCCAATATTTTCAGAACAATTATCTTCTATTTCTCCATAAATTGATTCACTGTTGTTCTGGCCTATAAAGTTGCCAAGATCACATCCGACTCTTTTATCTGGCTTGAAGTCACCCTTGTTTGTTTTAAGTAAAAAGTTAATAGCATTTTTATGGGACTCATATGAGTCTGCTAACTTAACATCACCATTAGCAGAGAACTCAATGTCTCCAGAAAATGATATAGAGATATCTTGCGTAGAATAGACACTCATTTGAATAGACTCTTTTCTATAGAATCATTATCTATGATAGTAGTAGTTTTATTATAAATATAATTATATTGTGTATGCTTTTGGCCCGCTGAAGTTAGTAGGGCAATTGTTATAATAGCAGATGCTGTTTGTGGATCTCTTATGATAGACTTTGGGAAAACAAATAAAGATGTTACCCAATCTGGATGTGGATAAAAATGAGAAGAAGGATATGCTGGATTTGCATTACGTATATAAGGCCCTTCCAGCGTAGCCTTTTTGATTGATCCATCTTGAATAAAAGAAGCAGTATTCACAAAGCTGTCATTTCCAATTCTAGCAACTGGAGCACATTTGATATCTGCATTATTTACAAATTCTATTTCTCCATTTATATTTTCTATATTACGTTCCAAAGAATGGTGCCCAGCAGACGGCTTTACATCAGACACATATTTTGTATCTGTTTTATTGTTGAACATGGAATCCAAAATAGTCATTTCTTCTTTAAAACTAAAAGCTTTTTGGAAGTCTTGAGATCTGGCTTCAGATATATTACTACCAATTTGAGAAGAATGAGAAACGGGGATATCTAAAGATGATAAAGTATTTGGAACAGACTTTACACGAATAGTTCCTGGAAAGTCCAAGCTGCCTTCTTGTAAGAAAGACCATCCAGCATTTTCGCCAAAATGTCTTGATAGCAGTTCATAGAAATTTAAAGGGTTATATTCAAAAGGATGAACTAAAGAAATATAATTTCCAAGGCTAGATGCATATGAAGCCATTTGGCTGTCTATCTCTTTAGGAGATACACCAGAAGTTTTTAATCTAAGAGATTCTGGAGATCCATGTTCTTTTATAAAATTAACACATCGCTCAATCCCATTTTGAGTAGCAGCTAATACAAAATATAGTCCTGATTTGTGATGGAGATATATTCCATTTATTTGATCCCATTCTCCAACAGATCCATTGCCACTATAGAAAGATCCTAATAATTTTGGTGCAATATTTTTATCAAATATAACATCAATAATAGACGACGGCAAAGGATGCCAAATCGCTTTGCCAGCTGTACCATTCTTTCTATTTGATTCTACGTGTCTCATTATTTTCTAATCCTTGAATCGCTTTCTAAGAAGATGCTAGTAGCTGAAGGACTTGGAGACTTAAAGGTATCCGTTAAGAAAGATCCAACGTTATCAAGGCCCTTTTGGATATCTCTATATGTCCAATGTAGTTTACTGGCTAAAGAGTAATACGCAGTTTCTCTTCCATTAAGTCCTGCTTCAAATGGAACACCTTTAAACAGTAAAGGGCAAACAGTGACCGGAGCCTGTATAGATCCAGCCATAGAGTTCATTGCCATTATTCTTGTAATCTCTCCAGTGCCTTCGCTAATAGCCTGAGTATATAGATAAGCTCTGGTAGTAGGAGGAATATTCTCTAATAAAGTTTTTCCAAGTACGGCAACTCTATCTGCAAGTAATTGCTTATTAGCAAAATTAAGAGCTACTTTTTCAGCTTGACTTCTGCCTATGTTGGATATTAATTTTCTTGCAGCACCTTCTATTGCTGTTGCTCCAACAGTTAAACTTTGCCCACCAGTTGGAACTATTGTGGCAATTACAATAGCCCACATTGCATAGTCAACGATATTATATATCTTATCAAACTTATTGGCAATTATTGATCTTTGGATTGCAGAGTTACCAGGATTAGCTTCTACTACAGCATGAGGAATGATATTGGTTAACCACCCAGTTTTAACGCTATAATGATGAACTACTCTTTCTACTTCAAGAGGGCCCCACATTTGGATATACTTATCATCTAAATGTATTTGATCCCATGGCTTAATTGATCTACCCATAAGTAACAGATTATTTCTATACATTGGACGTATAGATTTAGCCATAATGTTCGTAGCAACCTTACTGGCCTGATCTCTTCTACGGGTATTTAAGTCTGTATAAACTGTTAACTTTTTATTATCTAGAGACAAGGAGTCATTAAATTGCCAACCAATATGACCCTCTTCAGATTCAATTGGCCATGTCTGCCATTCAAGATCTTCAATAGCTACTGAATCATAATCTCCTTGGAGGACACGAAGTTTATACCAAGCATCATTGTCTGTTGTTATATTCTTAGGGCCTCTAATTACAACAGAGTTATACATCTCTCTTGTAGATGCTCCTATATTGTTTTCAATTATCTCAACTCCACTGCTAATATAATGATAATCCCTGAAAGGCTTCATATTTAAAGCCGGTGGGAATTTGAAATAATTTACATCAGATAATGCAGTGATATGATCTTTCTTTATTGAGTCATTAGATGTTTGTGCATCCTTGACATATAAAGATAACCAATGAACATACGCTCTATATAATGGAATTCCATCAACAATATATTTTACAATATCTGAAGAATCCATATTGGATGAAGTATCTACTGGATTAGCTAAGCCTAGCCTATGGGCATGAGATATATACTTAGGGTCAAATATAGAAGGAACCTCATTTAGAGATTCAGATTCTGCATTTATAATATTTTCAAAGTATGATATAATCTTATCTCTTAGACTTCTAAAAGTAGATTCATTGAATTCATTTACAACTACGCGAGCCTCAGCGTCACTTATGCCTTTAACCGAGAAGCTCATTTCAAGTCCACGAATTAGTCTTGTTGTAATTTCAAAAGTCTCAGTTATATTACCATTTAGTGAAGCTAAGTTTAAAGATATATCTTTTAAATTAGGCTTAATTGAAAAGTATAATCCAATTGTATTTAAATAGTCAATTAGATCAGCTTTATTAATTTGATCTAAGAGATCACTATTTGGCATAATCATAAAGCCGGCCTGATAACCGTCGTAAGCCTGGAATCTAAGAGAGAACTTACTAGCTTGCTCGCTTGACAGTTTTTTTAGTCTAGTGATAGAGTCTAGTAAATTAATCCCAATTAAAGTTTCAGGACGTGGATCAATTATTCCAGTGACATGTTTAATGTCAGAAGAGTTTGGTAATCGATCGAGAAGAGTAGCCTTTAGTGAATTTACAGCTTCTTGACTGAAGGACGATAAAGCTCTACTTACTATTGCTTCAATAGGATTTAAATAGGTATTGACAAAATATTCAGAGAATCCATAAAAGCTTAAGAACGTAAACCATGCGGCATTAGCATTCCCACCAAAGGCATTTGACAGAACTTTAAAGTCAGTTCTATAAAAGTCTTTCGATAGATTCTTAGAAACTAAATCTGTGAATTCACCATTATATACTGATGCCGCTCTAAGGTGACGAAGTCCTAAATTAAAATTAGACGTATCATCATACCCAGCTAACGTCGATGATATTTTTTTATACGACAAAAGCGATATTTGATCAGGAGTGAAAGTATTTGAACTCTTTAAAGATCTAAAAGAAATAGGTAAAGTTATATAGTCTGTTTCATTAAAATTACTTATATTCCAATCTGAATGTGTAAAGTCTAGAAGATCGGGCAAGTTTAAAAACTGAATTAAATCCCCACCACTGTAGAATGGAGAAGCAATAAAGTCATTAAAGATAGATTTAGTGGCATTAGAAAAGTTTGCCTGAGCTTTAAGATGAAGCTTACGATATGAAGTAGCTTCTTTAAAGTTACCTTTAGTGTAATAATAAAGCTGATCTGGTCTTCCAAAGAATAGTGTAGCTTCTCCATCATACGGAACAACTTGGCAAATATATCCCCATATATAATTTGTAGCTGACTGTAAGACATCCCAAGCAGGCTGCATTGGTATTAGCCAAGATTCTCCTTCCCATCCAGTAGTTTCAATATCGGCTAATGGATTGAAACGAGTTTTATCGTTATCAGGCGTCCATACGTTTTTAAGTCTTAAGTCAAGGCCTTGAACTTTATTGCCAAAGAAATGTAGACCAAAGAAACCTTCGAATCCAGCATTACCAGAATCTCCTCCAAAGGTTCCCCATTGATTCTGAATAGACCTAATGATAGCAGAATCTAAAGTAATTTTAGATCTATAAGGAACTAACTTAATTAAATCTTGTTCGGAATAAACAGCACCAAATCCAGCTGGATTGGCATCTCTTATTGTTCTTACGACTAAATCTTTTACGGAAGAATTAGCAACAGATGTTAGTTCAAAGTCTACTTGCTTACCTAGAAGCTCTGCTTTCCATCCTTGCGCAATTATAGTTACAATATCGCCAAATTGAACTTCAGCAATTCTACCCGTAAAAAGAATATCAAGATTATCTGGATCTGCAGAATAGCCGCCTCTAATCTGAACAGCTCGACCTTGTCGTAATTCAAATCTAGATAAGAAATTATCTCTATCAGAATCATCTGGAGAATTAGGAAGCGTGAGTCCACTAATTACACCTTTGTTCCAAACGATCTTATCTGTGAAAGTTGAGCTCTGAAGTATCTGAAGCGGATCGGCAATTCGTATTTGTGCAAGATCTGCATCATTCTTATCTAATGTAATATCTATTGATACAATTGAATTATATCCATAGAAATTATCTTTAATAAAGATACGATCACCTTTATTGTAATCTATCAGATAAAGACGATAGACAGGGAAAGCTTTAATTAAGTCGTTTCTATTGTCAGCAATTCCTTGAGTTACTTTTAATACTCCATTATAGCATTCTTCTAGACTCGAGTTCGATAAGCTAATTCCATCATCAAATCCAGCAGCATTCTTTAAAAGCACATCTCCAAGGAAAGTATCTTTAGAGACATTGCTAATATCAGCTGCCCTATTAAAGATATCTTTAAAGACAATAGATCCAACTGTTCCAGATACTTTACGGTATCCAGCAACTTCTTCTTCTTTATGAGAAGTATATACAATAGGAACTAAAGCCTCAAATTGATCTCCATCTAGATACTTATTATATTGTCTAAGTATCTGACTCTGAGGATCTGTTTCTTTTAGTTTCTGAATCTTATTATAAAATTCTCTGTCTGTTAGATTGCCAAATCCAAGGCCAGATTTGGCTTTTCTAAATTGAGCTACAATTATATCTTCTCCAGCCTCTCTTATCACTGAGTCAGAGAGCCGAGCCTTTTCCCTGATATATTTATTTTGAGCTTCAATTATAGATGCGAGTCCTTGTTTTTGCTTAGAGTCTAGCTCATCTAGCTTAACGATTTTATTATTATCAAATCGACCACGCTGTCCAGTAATTTTACCAGCTTCAGTTAATATAAAGTCAATATCATATGGGATACTAATCTTTAAAGTTTGTAGAGTATTAAACCAATCTTTGTATTCAATATCAAGATTGTTTCTAAAATCATTGAGTTCTCTTTCTCTATAGAAGAACACTGAAGGTGGGATTGGAGAACTTTCAGTTGTCACTAATTCATTTTGTGCTCGACTAGTGACATACATATCCAAACCTTTAGCTTTATCTACAGAATAGTCTTTGATATCAGGATTGATAATACCTAAGTCCTGATATGTATAACCAAATTCTTTCCAATAATCTTCAGGTAATCCTGATATTGAAAAAAGTTCTTTAAAGGTTAAATAGAAGTAATCTGGATATGCAGTAATTCTTCTTTTAGATATCTGGAAAGCGCCATCAGGATTATAGACAATAGCATTATCTACTGCTTTACTCTTAGAGAGTTCTGAGAAAGCATTTGCATCAATCTCATCTCCATTAACGGCAATAGCTCTTTCTAAAGAGTCGTATGCATTGGCAACATTTAGTCTTTGATATAGACTATCATGAAGTGGCGGGATAGATCTCTTAACTAAAGCAGAGAATAAATGTTCTAAAAAATTATCAGTAAACTTAAGTGTACCAGCATTAAATTGCTGGAATATATAGACGTATAAATCTTTAGGTCCTTCTTCGGAGACAATACGAGCGATTCTTCTTGAGAGCTCTCCTTTTATTAAAACCCATGATTGGTCATCTGTAGAGCCTTGTGCAAAGTTATCATTTATAACTAATTCACAAATGGCATCTGGCAATTTAATTCCAAAGAAAGCTCCAATTAAAGCTTCATTAGCTTCATCAAAGAAAAGCGAAAATCCATTGTCAGTACTATGGAACTGACCACTAAACTTATTATTTTTACCAAGATACTCTAAAATCTTTCTACCAGATTCAGAAAGAGAAGGAGTCCAAGAACCATAAGTTTCTCCAGTGATATCTTCTTGAGTTACTGTAAACTTATCTTTCTCCACTAGAGAAGCTACAATTGTATCAGGATTAATTAAGCTATACTTTTCATCTGCATTACCAGAGCCTAAAAATATAAAATTAGCATATCCATTATAGCCAGGAATAGTTTGACCAAAAAGAGAGTTGTAGAATGTTTTTAGATTTTCTACAGTAATTCCATTACCAATTAATACAAATCCAAATTCACTAAAAAACTCAGTAGTAGTTTCAGCTAAAGACATTACCACGTCTCTAAGACCGGGCATATCTGAAGTAGCAGTAGCAATATTAACAGGATAGAATAGTTTTGACTTTGAAAATAAAAGACTAGAAGAAGCAAGAGGATCTTCTTTGGTATTAAATAGTCTAGTTAAGATGCAGTCAACTTTCCATCCATTAAATCTATTCGCTCTATCAGCGCTTCTAATAAAGAAGTCTGCAGCAGATTTATAAGTATGAATTTGTTCAAACTTATCATGGCTATTAGTTTTAACTGCAATAGTTAAGCCACCAGAGCTAAAGCCCATATGTTGAGCTGTAGGATATGATTCTCCAGCAAGTCTATGAAAAGCAAACTTATTGGAAATTGAATATGATAATTGTGTTACAGCAATATCTTCAGGATTAAAATGTGAAGAAGTCCCCGGAGTTCTATTAAAAACTCCTTTAGTATATTCATCTGCTGAGAGAGTCAGATTCTTTAAGTAATGAGAATTTTTAAAATACTTTAATATTAAGTCATCTCCAGCAAACTGAAGATTTACTAAATGAAAAGCATTATTAAGAAAGAGATCAGGAGATGAAGAATAGTATCTGCCAATGTACAAATCTATTGCACGATTAAGCCAGAATGCTTTAGTTGCATCTGGAGTAGGTTTGCCATTTATGTCTCTGTATTGTAGAGAATCTCTTAAGAAGTTTTGAACACCAATTCTTTTAAGGCCTAAATTTACAATTAAAGTTTCTGTATATTCAGGATGAGTAGATACTGACATATTAAGAATAGCAACAGGAACATGTCCAGTCTTATCAATATGCCTAATTGGATCTCTAGATTTATCGAGTTCTGAAATTATCTTTTCAGCATTTTTAGATCCAAGATTATCCGTAGGACTTGATGAAAAATACTTTAAATTTTCTATCTCTGATGTCCACTGTTCAAACGTTTTATTTTGAACACTCTCAACTCCAAGAGCTTGGGCCTTTAAGAAATCATGCAGTGTGACAGTATTTCTTTCTGTAACTCCGATAGATCTTAAAACTTTCTGATGCTCTTGTACTTGAACTGAAACAGTAAGAACATTGTTAAGCTTATTGATTAATTTAAAATCTGGTTGTTCTACGGCATTCTCAGTAAACTTATTATACAAAGTAGCTTCGACAACTTTATTCTTAACAGAACTAATCGGCGAGACTTTCATCAAAGCTATCAAAGGAAGCAGTCCTTTAATAATATGATCTTTGCCACTAAATATTAAAGTGACATTTATATCTGCATCACCTGATCCGTCATCAGTAAGAAAATCATTTCCAGACCTTGCTCCTTGAACTGAAGCAACAGCTTTTGACTCTAGTATTTTAATATCTTGAACTTCACCACCATAAGTTAATGGACCAATTTTAAAATATGATCCATTAATATCTGCAGTCTCAGACTTGTATATATTTTTGTTATACACTCTATGCAGATCTTGAATTTTTATAATAGAACTTAAGAGCGAAGTGTTGCGATCTGTTCCAGCGACTGTTTGAGCTTTAGTGACAGAGTCTTGTGTAGGAACGGTAGCTTGCTCAGTACGCCCATACATGTATAGATCTACGATGTCTTGCTGCTTATCGAAAGCACCAACATATGCATTGGATCCAACTATATCGCTATCATCTGTAATATTATTATACATTCAGCTATATCCCCACGGATTTAAGAAATCACTGTCATTATAGCGACTAGCAATTTGCTGCATTTCCCAGTTGCTTTGATAAGATCTAGAATCGCGAATCTCAAAGGCTCCATAATCCGGTGTTATTGGCATAGAATTAAGGCTAACTGCTAGATCATTACTATTTACCGAACTATAACTTCCTTCAAATTTATTGAAGCTAAACCTTCCATTAGGCTTCTGAATATACGCTCTTTGAGGAGTTACATTTATATTTACTTCGTCTCTAGGCTGAGATACCATAGGCTCTGGAGGCAAAGGTGCCTGCTGCTGTTGCATTGCTAAAGCTTTAGCATTCTTAAGAGGAGGTCTCTTTAGCTCATCGCTAGAAGTTAATTCACTTATAGCTCTCAATCCTATTAAACCAGCTACACCAGCTCCAACGATCTTCCAGTTGTTTTTAGTCCAAGACGCAGCTTTACCAAGCACTTCACTACCACCTTTTGCAGCAGCCTTAGTCTCTTCGTTTAATTCAGCTACTATTTTCTGAGTTGCACCATTCATGCCACCAGATAGTGGTCCTTGAACTACTCCTTCTAGTCCTTCTCCATGAACAAACCTAGTTAAATTTTCTAAGCTTCCGCCTAATTGAGCTGTACCTTCTCCAGCTCTTGCCTTAGTGGCCATTCTATAAACGTCACCACCAGATGAGCCAAGAGCCTGAAGCCCTACTGGAGATAAGCTTTGCGCCTTAAAATGCTCAACGCCACCTATAAAGGCTCCAGCTTGTTGGGCAGCTAAGCTAATAGGATCAACCCCTCGTTTCTTGGCTTCACTAAGAATAGATCCGGCAAGCTGTAATTTTTGACCAGAAGCCAATTGTCTGAAAGCTTTTTCAGTGGCTTTTTGAGCTAACTCAATACTGGATTCAATCGTACCTCCAGAAGATACATTCTTGCTAATGTCTTGAGTTGTAGAAGCAAGAAACTCAATTAAGTCTTCGTAGTACTTGCCACCCTTTTGAATGAATCCTTGCATTATGTTTCCATAGTACAAGTCCGCTCTTCTAGACAAAACATTAATAGACTTACCACCAGCCTTGGCAATTGCTTCTCTAGTCTTAGATATTGCTTCTCCAGAAAACTGTCCATTTAAATGATATTGATGAGGGAAGAGTTTATTAAGAGCACTAGCCACTTCATCAGGAGCTTTCTTTGTATAGGATAGAGCTTCGCCAAAGCCAGTTAAAGAATAATGGCCAATATATGCTAGAGGTGGAGTTTGTCCAAATCCTAGCATTTTAGATAATAAATTCTTGTAATCTAGTCTAGAAGTTTTGACATCATTTATAAAGTCTTTTATGGACTTACCTTCTTTAACAGAATCTTTTAAGCCAGTCTTAAATTCTTCGAATAGATCTTGATATCTTTCAATTTGAGCATCAATAAGCTTTTTGTTAGCTTTATGATCTGATTGTTTATTAAGAACCATTGTCTCAATAAAAGCCTGGATAGAGTCTTTGTCAGTGTCTCTATGATGCAAGAACATTGCAAAAGGACTCATCATAACTCTATGCTCAGCCATACGTCCAGCATCCTGGACATTCTTGGCTAATTTTACTTTTACTGCTGTTAGCTGCTGGGCAGTATGCACTGGATAAGGATGTGTTAATCCATATTGCTCTCCAGCTTTAATACGCTCTAAAGTTTCTTCATATATCTGTTGTTTCTTTTTGGTACTAAATTTCATACCAAAAATAGCTTCTTTAAGATCTTTCTCAGAAAGACCAATTGTAAAATCAGATTCAGAAAGCTTAGCTTTGCCGATATCTCTTAAGTATCTAGAGTCTCTAAAGTCTTGAGTAATACGTCCAGTAATACTACCAGGAGTTCTTTTAGCAGTTAAAGCTTTACGATAAAGAAGTCCATCTTTAGATGTAATACCAGCTACTGATCTGTAGTAATCAGATATCCAGTCTTCTCTTGTTTTCTTTACAGTTCCTTTTGAGCCAGGGCTATTATTTAGTGAGGACAAAGCGCCTAGTAAAGTTCTTTCAATAGAATCTTTGCCAAGAGTTTGTGTTATACTATCTTCAATAGATAAATTGACTCCAAACAGATTTCTATTAGGCTTGACATCTAGTCCAGGAATAAATAAATATTCTGCATTATCTAATGCTTTACCAACACCTCTTGCTTTTGCACGCAATGGAACTCTAGATGGAGAGTTGAGTTTTACAAATGCACCTTTCTTATATGCATCAGGTCTAACTTTTGGATTAAATAAAGCGCTGTTCTTTAGACTTGAAGTTAAATATTCTCCAGTAGTAGTTTCTTGAGAAAGAGATAGGCCATGAGGTCCATTAACAAATAAATCAAGAGCTTCCTTTTCTGAGAGGATCGGAAGTCCCATTGATTTAACAGCAGACTCTCCTTTAGCAATAGAACTAAAGCCAACTAAATTGGTTGGCAATTGAGTATATATATTATTAACACCAGTTGCTTCTCCAGATAAAAAATCTTGTGAGAACTTAATTCCAGTATTTTTTTGGAACCAATTAGTAAGAGACATAAACATAGGATTATCTTTAGGCTTAATCCCTGTTGTCTCTTCTAGACCTCTAGCCCATCGTCTCATCATATCTAGACGAACTCTAAAGGCATGCTCTTGATTCATTATCTCAGAAGTCTCAGCAATTCTATGCTTAGTGTCTAATAAGAAGACTCTATCTGTATCGCTTAAGAAATTTGTAGACTCATTAGTAAACTTAGCCCAAGCTTTAGCTTGGCCTTGAATTACGCCTCTTGGAATGCCACCTTTCAATAAAGCTGCACGACCAGCAATTTGGAATTGCTTAATATAATCAAGGTTATCTTTATGCTTCAACGATTCGCTAATAATCTTGAATTCACCAGACTCAGTTTTACCAAGTCTAATTAGATTCTCTGGCAATCCACGCTTTTTAGCTTCAGCCTGAAATGCTTCATAGAACTGTTGCTGTTTGCCTGGCAAATATTCACTTAAGTTGGCATAATGTTCAAATAGAACTTCTCCTCTGTTAAGGCCAGATAAAGTTTCCATTCCGCTTACGCCACCAACAATTTTATCAAGTTCTGGGAACCTATCGGCACCATGCGCCATAGTTATACGTCTATTTGCTAGCAAGGTAGATACTGACCCCGGTGAACCTTCAGATGCAAACCCCAGGGTGACCATGCTGTCAAATTCGCTAACATTCATTAATGTTATTTTACTGAAGTTACGAGGCAAGACCTTTCCAAAGATATCTTCAACTCTTTTACGAGCTGCTAAGTATCCTTCTTTATCAATTCTGATACCTTCTGATGACATCCATCTTTTGCCACTAGTAATAGACTCAAAGGCTTCTTGAAGCTGAGGATGCTGAGAAAGATCTCCACCAGCAAAAGCACTTAATGTATCATACAATTGGCCTCTGCTCATTTGGATCTTAAATGCAGCAATGGGTCTTTGTATATTTCGATACAATAGTCCACCAATAGACGTTAGTTCAACACCTGGATCACCAAACAAAGTTCGTTCTTCTAGCTTAGAATAACCTCCTAAGAAAGCTACTGGCATAGAATATTTAGAAATTACCTGTCTACCTTCTACACCAAGAGCTTTGCCAACCGGGCTTTTGTATTCTTTTTCTGTAGCTACTAGTGCTTCAAATTCTCCTTCAGTCATTCCTGCAGAGCCTGCAGAAGAACTTAGAATGCCAGCTTTTTCTGTGAAGTAATTAGTAGTATCTTTTAAATATTCAATAGAACGAGGATCATGAATTTCTAAAGGTCTATGTTGGTATCCAATACCTTTGATGTATTCATTTTCACCAGACGTGCCAGGAAGAATAAACTTAGAAAGATCCTTAAGTCCAACGATTCCTTCTTTTGCTTTAGCAGCATAAAAGAGTCCAGGATCTACTCCACCAGCGGCCTGTAGATCTCTAGAAGCTTTCTTATAAGCTTCAGACAATCCTCTTACATCGCCATGACTTCCAACAGCGCCAAACAGCTTCTGCAAAGCATCATTTACAGAAGCAAAAGTATGAGGATCATATGCAGAATAGTAAGTAGCTCTAGTCTGCAAAAGAGCAGGTTCTCCTCTTTCTTGTACAGTAGTAACTATATTTTCAATAGCTCTAGAAGCAGCATTACGAGCTGTGGTAAATGCTGTCTCTTCTGTACCAGGCTGTAGTCCAGCTCCTGGAACAAATAACTTATGCTTAAATGCAGACAATAAATGTTCTACAGCCGGTATGGCTTTAAATTGTCCATCTTTAGCAGCAGTTACATATGCACGAGAGTTTCTCCAGTTCTTAAACCATAGTCTACCTGGCTGAAGACCAGCAGCTGTAGATTGATTTCCAATAACTTGCGCAGGCAATGGAACGAAAGATCTATGTAGGCCAGATTTGCCAATAAACAGTTCACCTTCTTCTCCAAGTAATACACCAACATCTTTAGAGCCTTTATGCCCAAAGACCTCAGCTAAGAAAGGTCTTAATTGATTCTGAGCATATTCCTCTCCATAGAAATGCTCCACCTTCTTGATAAATGGATTTATATCTGTCCCTAAATGGGCATCAGTATAATATCCTCCAAGGCTTCCTGGCTTAATGGCTTTCTCAAATGCTCTAGCTACGCCGAATCTATCATCTTGATTATAAGCTAATAGATTGATACCTTCTAGATTTTTTACTCCTTTATAGTAAAGCATCTGCTTAAGCTCAGGTATTCTACCTTCAGCTTCTGCCTTCATAAAGATAGCATTTCGAACTGCTTCGATTTGCTCAGCTGTATTCATTTTTAAGATAGGCTTTTCGAACATAGCAAAAGCAGATCTTAAATGTCTCATCGAAGAACTAGACTCTAATTCTTCTGGACCGGCAGTCATTACTGCCTTTGATAATTGCTGAATTCTAGAATCTTCTACCAGACTATTTAAATCTGGAAAGAAATGTCTAGCCAAGGCCTTAACTGGTACAATAGGAGAAGCTTGGGATCCGATCAGATTAGGACCTTTGATCCCTCTGAAGCTAATATTTTTTATTGCTGCATCATCCCAGGCAAATATTACGTTTTTGTTTCTAGCAGTATCAGTAGCCCAAGTTTTCTGTAATGATCCTTGAGCCATAATATTTAAGTCATTCTGACCAATATTACCCCAAGCCATTCTTGTTAGAGTTGGACTATCAGAATACAATGAATACTCTAAGCTAGACAATGGCGCCGTATAAGCTGCAGCAGTTTGTTGCGCACCAATCTCATCAGGCGTTCCAGCAAATTTAGTCTTATTGGGTATTACATTTAAATGTGCTGTAATTATATTGAAACGATGTGTCCGATCAAGAGCCTTTTGGAAAAGGCTTTCTTTGATCTTACCTCTGAGTTGTTCTAAGTGAAGGGGAATGTCAGCCATAGTTACCTATATACATCGTTATAGAACGCGAATACATCGTTTCTACGGCTATCTGCTAGATAGCCAGCGAACCAATTCATCTGCGGTCCTGTGCCATTGGAGATACGTTTAAAAGAAGGCTTATTAAAATGTCCTTGACTTTGTAGCATTGAATTAAGAGACATCATTATATTGCTATCTTGAGTGTTTACAACATTACTGTCAGGAGATTCTAGCTCTGGGAATCTTATATTAGTTTCTAATTGTTGTGCTGGATAAAGTCCGAACCTATGTATTTCATCTGAAACACCTCCGACTCCAGCTTGAATAGCCTTAATCTTGATAGCAGCCAAAGGAACAGATGGGCTCCAGCCTTGCCAACTATCACTTGGAGCTCCATGAGATTTGAAATATTCTAAAGCTTTTTCATCAGGAGATTGATATTCATCTATCTGAGATCTATCTTGGCTATATTCTGCACTTAAGACTTGACGCATATGCTCTGGAACAATAGCTAGAATCTTTTTACGATCCCTCATTGGGGCATTTAAGAAGGACTCAAAGAAAGGCCTATCTTGTCTAGGCAAGGTAGACATATATCCACTAAGGTCTCCAGTCTTTTTATATTGCTCAAGACTATAAACCATCGTCTGTTTAGCCTGTCTATTAAAAGATCTAGCTAGGTCTGATCTACCAGACTCAATAGATTTAGCTTCTAAAGCTCTGCTCTTTGCATATTGAATATAATCAAAGTATTCAGAAAGATCTCTTTCTTCTTGAACGTGTGGAGGAACAAAGCCATGCTCGAAGCTACCAGTAGCTGCCCATCTAATAGATGATCCAATTGCTCCAACGCTAGCACCAGCTATTGTAGTGGCTACTGGATTTACTTTAAGAATAGGGAATGGATTCAAGAAAGAAGACATTGGGCTGCTTAGCAAATATCCCATTTGCAGTCCACGCTTAGTTGCAATGAAAGGGTTTTCACCAATAGTAGAATAAAAAGCAGGCCTTACAATTGTAGAAAGCGGATTCTTCCAGTCAGAGAAGGTTTCACCTTCTACCTGAGAAGCTGCATATTCTTCATAAGCACTTCTATAGGGGAATATTTTTGCCCCTAGTATTGGCATATTTTCTAATGTCTGAGTAGCTACAGTTGTCCAAGCTCCCCTTATAGTTTTAGTTATGACATTTCTATTAGCATTTGCAATCATTTCTTGAGAAGAATTCGGCTCATAGAAATCATACATTTTAGCCTTATCATCTCGACGCTTTTTGGCGTCATCAATTTTATTTCTCCAATATGGAGAAAGTTCCATCTTATCAATTATTGATTGATACTTGTAGAAAGCAGTTGAATATGGAGCAATGTCTGATAAGATTAAGAATTTATCTACATCAGAGTAAACTCCAGAGATCCCTGAGTGTAAAGGATTAACAGATTCATATCCTCTTCCAGGTAGTCTATACTCTCCTCCTGGAATTTTAGTATAAGGATCTCCTCTTGTAAAATCTGTAAAGTAACTTCTATCTTGCTGATTCTCGCTTAAAGAGCCAGGAAGCCAACGAGGCATTGTGTTGGGAATAGGATTAATCTGCTGGTTTATATTAGAAGGTATCCCATAATCAGACAATAGGAATCTTCTAATAAACTCTGTCTCTCCAAAGAGACCACCTAATTGCTTCTCATAAAATGATCGAGAAGAGCTGGTCATGTTACCAGCATCTGCCAGCTTATAACCTTTATCAAAAGTTACACCAAATACTTCTAATGCAAACTTCCATACGCCAGCTGGAGATATAGCTACATTAGCATATTTGTCTATCCGATCCCTAAAGGAATCAGATCTTTTTAGAGATGTAACTGTAAGAGGCACATCAGGAATACCAAGAGCTTTTGCAGCATTAGTTGGTACTCCTCTATCTGATATATTAGAAGCAGATATCATATAGCCTTGATTGGCTATTTGCATATTTTTTTGTGGCTTAATTATTTCGCCAACAGTATCAGCTAGCACAGGACCAAAGATTGGTACTTCTTCAAATAGCTTAGCAGTTTTTGGATAAGGTCTATCGTAATAGTTTTGTCGTTCAATAGCATATGGATCAGCTAATACACTTAATCCAAACAAATTACTCGGAGTAGGAAGTAAACTTCCATGCTTCCAATATTCATCTTCAGATCCATATATGTTATTTGTATATGGATCTTGCTTTAGTCTAGTATACCAACTAGGTGCATAATAATCTATTTGACCGCCTTTGAATGGCTGGAATCCAAGCATCCACCATCTGCTTTTGCGAATAGGAACTTTTTCTTCTCCAGCATACTCTCTTTCTAAAGAGACAGAAGATTGACCAGGATCAGGACCGCCAATAGCTCCATAAATACTACTTGCAATTCCAATCGCAGCCAATGGTGACTTAGTTTTTTCTAAAGCACTAATGCCACCAAGAATAGCGCCAGCTGTTCCTAAGATACCAGAATCAACTCCAGGCAACAAATCTTTCTCAATATAATTAGAAAAATTAGTTAACCCTACAGATTCTCTAACTTTTTGTTGTTTAACACGTAAGTCAGTGTATATGTCAGCCAATATATTGGTCGGTTTTTCTCCAACCAATTTACCAGTACTATAATCAATATATTTAGCAGTTTCTAATCCTCCCATGTAAAGGGCAGGAATAGTCGCTAATTTTGCCATATTAGCCAATAGATTGCCACTAGGTCTAAAGCCAATACCGAATAAGCTGGCACTTGCAAGTTTATTTAATCTTATAGATAAATAGTTTGCAAAGTCATATATCTTATCAGTAGTGTTAGCACTAGATGCATATTGTGCTGATCTACGAATGTAATCTGGTTTACCAATTACATTGATACCACTAGGAACATCAGACTTAGGAATCTTACCCAGAGGAATCTCTGTGGTATTGATACCAGCTCTACCAAAGTCTTGGAAGAGATCAGCTTTGCTCTTTGGATCAACTCCTTTTTTAACTATAGCAACATCTGGATTAATTCCAGCATATGCTTTCATTCTTTGGAGCCAACCTCGGAATGATTTAAATAAACCAGTTTTAGGAGTTAAATCTTCGTTCTTTAATAGACCTTTTCCAGAATAAATTCCTTTAGCAACTTCTTGACCAGACTCAAGAGCCATCTCAGGGAATTCATTAAAGAATATTTGATTATAGGCAGAATCATGGAAGTATTTATATTCTCTTCCATACAGTCTAGCTTCATCAGTATTAACAGCTTTAAGATTCTTTACGAATGATACAACAGATCTAAAGAATCCACCCTGTTTCTCATGGAACTTAGGGCCAACGCCAGTTGCTTCTTGAATCCTATCTATAAAAGATTGTCCAGCCTTTCCAGGCTTAGTCGGATGATCTCTAAGAAAAGCGGCTAAATATCTTGAATCGCCAACTTCTCCTAGTTCTTTATTAAAAGAAGAAGCTACAAATTTATTTGTACTAGCATCAAATACTGTCCCACCAATAAATACTTTATGCTCTTTGGTGACCAAGTCAGGACTAAGTAGTCCAACTTGTCTCTCTGAGCCTATAAAAGATTTTATAGAGGATACAAGACCAAATGGATTAAAGATATTAGAAAGAGTACTAATAGCTTCTGCTGGTCTTAATAGTCGAGTATCTTGAACCTTCTGTCCTCTTAGAAAGACATTAGAATCAAGCACACTTTTCTCAGATATAAGACCAGACTCAACAGCCTCTTGTAGTGTCTTAATCTCAAAACTAGACTTAGCTACATCTTCTGAGACACCAAAATAGTCAGGAGCATTTTTAATTAGCTCCTCAACAGTTAATCCACTTTCACTTGGCCTTGATGCAAAATGTTTAACTAATTCTTTTTTAGCTAATTGAGCATATGGCTGAGATATTGGATCATGCATTAATCCAAGAGCTTCAGCTACGTCTTGAACAAATGGTAAGCTATCTAGTCTAGCGCCAGTATCTTGGAATACAAGATTAGGCTCTTCTTTTATATTTAAGACCTTCCCAAGAGTTCTTATAGTAGACTTAGATATATTAGATTTTAAATTAGTTCTAGAATAGTTCTCTAAGAACCTAGCGCCTTTAGAGATTACAGCAGCTACATTTGCAAAGAGATTTTTGCCGATCGCATCTCCAAATAGCTTTAGTCCTAATCCAGCTACTGCATATTTAGAGTAGAGATCAGGATCTCTATTCTCTGCATCAGCAACTGATCTCTGATACAATCCTTGTTGTACCGTAGATTCATCAATTACATTGACGTTATCCGGCAATTGCTGTGGAGCTGAATTAGGTAACTCTTCCATTATCTTATATCTTCCCAGTTAACTGGGGTTGCATTTTTATCGCTTAGAATATCTTCAGTAGATTGCATTCCTTCAGGAACTGGATAAGCAGCTTCTCTTGGGTCCTTAATTAACAGTTTGTTGAAGTCAATTTGTTTTCCTAATATAATTTCGGCCTTTGTCAAAAGCTCTATCTGTTCTTCAAGAGTCATTTGTTTACACATATTAGGAGTAATAGTATGAAAAGCAGCACATATATAAGCTTCTATTAATGATTCTACTTCATTGGCTAAAGCTCTTTTTTCATTTACAATATTAGCTAAAGTTTCAAGATTATTAAATCCAGAGACTTTAAGTATCTTTTCTGCGATATGATCTGGCAAGAATCCTTTTACGCTAACTAACCAGTCATCTAATCCGGATGAATGTTCAATAAATAAACACGTCATTCTAATGATCGTATCATTTATTGTAGCACCATCTAAATGCTTTTCTAAATCTAAGATGACATTATTCTCTTCAAATGTTAAAGGCCTGAATAAAAAATCCAGGCCTTTAATATCTAAATAATATATTGTCTTCTGGCCTTCAGCCTTAAGGGCTATAAGCCGATCCAATGTTGCCTGCTTCATTCATCACAGCTTAATGGGCTCAGACTCAAGGCCAGTAAATCCAGATGCAACCATGATTGCATCACATATACTTTGAACAGCGCCAGCTGGAACATTTTCAATTGGATCTGCTGAATAAAGAAGAGCAATTGAAAGAAGCGACTCTAGTTCTTGCTCCAGTACTTCAGCTTTCTTAAGTTCATCATCGCCGGCTTGCTGCATTGCTTCATTTCGTTTCTTAAGTAAGATTTTCCATTCTGCTCTATTAATAGGCTTAAATAGATATTCTTTACCAGCAACTTTTGCAAAATGAACTTCAATTCCTTTTTGCTTATTGGTTTCAACAGCCAACTTAGCTGCTTCACTAATCTGAACATTACTCATTATTTTTAATTACTCTTTATGGTTTCTATGGTTCTTGAGAAGAACGGGTCACAACTTACACAAAATCCATTCTATTTGATTTAGTTTATCTTTAGAATAGAAATCTTCGGGTCTTTTAGAACCCTTAGACGTATTACATGTCTTACATAATAAGACTGCATTATTTACAGTTAGTTCAAATCCTTTTGATAAAGGATAATGATGATCAATTTCTAGATTTTTATTAGAATAGCAATTTGCACATAAATTTACAAATATTATTTTAGTCAATAACTCATCTTTATAATTTTCTTGTAGATTTCTTTTTATTGCTCTTCTTTTCCTTGCGCCTATCTTTGCATTAAATCTAGTTTTAAAGGGATTTCTTTTAGACCATTGATCTCGCCTTTCTAGTTCTTGTTTTCTATTTAAATAGTATCGCTGTTTCCTGGCGCTCAATATATTGCCCTTATTTTTACAATAAAATTTAGCAGATCTATCCAAGATAGATAGTCTATTTTCTAGATAAATTTTATGTCTACATTCTTTGCATCGAGAATCAAGGTTATCTTTAGTTGTATTATGTTTATTAAAACATAATGAATCTTTATGCACTAAACATATTTTGCACTTTTTAAAAGACATATTAATTAGACTTGATTGTCTCTATTGTACGGCAGAAGAACGGGTAAATCTCTAATATAGGTTGCGCACTTGAAGACATGTCCCCACCAGCAGAAGCAGAAGCGCTTACAGTCTCGCTTTCGCCAATAAGAACACAATCTTTGAATTTTCTAATATAGCCTCCAGGTATATTTTGAAAGCCATATCTTACAACTAAATCAAAGCGTCTAATAGTTTTGTCGTCAATAGGACTCTTAAAGAAATCACTATCACTAGCAGTTTCTTCAGAGTTGCTATTGGCTCCATATACTTTCCGTATATCTTGCTTAACTCGTGATATAGATTTTTCTATTACACTATTATTGATTTGACTTGATTGAAACGGAGTTTTTTGAAGTATTGTATTTGCTAGGTAAGCTGCTCTTTCATCTGTAGATAAAGAGTCTAATTCAGCAAAGAAAGAAGGAGAGTACGTAATTTTCTTGTCTTCCTCAAATCTCTTCTGTACTTCTTGAGTGGTCTCAAGAGCACCAGCAGCATAATTATTTATTGCATTCTTTAGGTATCCTGGATATCTATAATTGATAATTATATTGCCAGTTACTATTTCTTTACCTTGTGCAATAAAATCATACAGCTTGCTGTCATAGCCCCATATTGGCTGATGACTAACTTTTCTTTGAAAATCGACTCTAAAAACATCATCAATTAATAGATCACCAATGTAGTAAGTTACTACAGAGGGTGAAGGATAAAAACGTCTGGTCTTATTTAGTGCCATTATGCTTTAAAAGTTCCATTTCTAAATAATGAAGTATTATTGATCTTCTGAAGAGACTGTCCATTAGTTTTATAATTAGCCATATTGGCAATTAATTGCGGAGGGATTGCAGGATCTAATGAGTCTCCGACAGAAGTATCTGGACTTAAAAATAGACCACCAGAAGATAAGAAAGAACTATTGGCAGAAAATAATCTTACTTTTTCTTCAATTCCATTCTTTAACGACTGTTCTCTAGCAGAGAACTTTTTGCCTTCAAGATATCCAACCAGATCATCAGGAGTCTTAGCTCTTTGTAGAGAGCTAGAAATGCCGGGACCATTAGCTTCCCCATTAAATGAAAGCTCACCAGCATAGAATGGAGTTACATGTTCTGCTATATAAGTATAGGTTGATTCAGTATACATATCATCAACTGAGAATGTCGTGCCCCAGTTAACAATCCTAGCACTATCAATTATCTGAATACCTACTCCACCAGTTTCATTCTGAGCAACTATGATAATATCAAACGGCGGCATCTGGTCTATATGCCAAGAATTGTCATTAACAATACTATTGTTTAATGCATCAATTCCAAATATTTCTCTAAAAGGATCATCGCCTAATAGAGTAAATACCATTGTACCAGCAAAAGTTCTAGCACCGCGCGTAAACGCTGCAGCTCTAGATTCTCCACATCTTCTAATAGGTAGTACGGATGTGGTTGAGCTAATAGTAATAGTCTGCAATTCAATAGCAGACTTAAAAGTTTTGTTCGAAAGGTATCCATATTCAACATATGGAATACTAAAAACCACGGCAACATCGGTGCCAGCAAATGATTGCTTTCCACTAAATTCTTTGGATATTGATAATGCCATGTGTATTAAGAGGGAACCCCTATTTCTAGGGGCTCCCCGTCTATGACGATTCTAAATCAACGCGCAATAGGCTCCTTCGGGAAGGCATCATTGAATCCTGGGATTCTGATTGGCTCGCCGACCTTCCATGGCGTTATTCCAGTCGCAATAAATGTGCACGATTCATCAGTTGTGATGTCATCGATGCTCATCCCTGATCCACAGTTGATTATCTCAACCCCGTGAATCTTCATGAACATGTTGTTTCCATATTCATTAGCGGCAGTAATAACGATTTCGAATGGAAGGACCTGGTCATGATAAATAACAGACGCTAACACTTTGTCTAGCACAACGCTATTAAAGGTAGCAGCACCACCCTGGGCAGTTCCGACGAACCCAGAGGGAGCAAGGCTAGGCAATGAGACAGTATCATCAGCCACAGCCGCAGGCTCAGTGACCCATGCAGCAAACTTTACGTTTCTGAATGCGTCCAATAGAGCAGATCTATCAAATACCATGAACACGACCGAGCCAGCGATGCCTCTCTTTCCACGAGAGAAGGATCTAGGATCCGCACTACCCATTGTGTAGATAGGTGCTTTTTCTCTCTGAATAGTGTAGCTAATACCCTGAACTTCGCCGATAAGGTTACCGCCGAAGGTCACGAGCATGTCTACACCCGAGAAGGAGTTATAAGTACGAGAAAACGGTGATACGTTTGCCATGTGTTAAACTCCTATCATTCCTTAGTTAGAGACACATTTACTGTGATCTTAATGAGTTCGAATGCCGGCACGATTGTCAAGTCAACTTGAGCTTCGCCTAAGACCTGTTGGTCTGGCGTTGCCGTAATGAAGAACTTGTAACCAGTAATAGCACGCGAAGCTTTCATTTGACGTAGTGCCTTATCGATTTCCGCTGCCATAGCGTTACGAGAAGGCGCTGTGTTAGGTTCACCGATAAATCTCTGACCAATGTTTCTAATGGTCTTGACTACCGCATCCGTAATTCTTACAGTAGTAAGTCTGACATAGTCAGATCTAATGTATTTGCTTACGTTATATGCGCCAGTTAAGCCAGTTGAAACGGTGAATCCAACAGATCTATCTAGCAGTGTAACGATACGTCTCGCTGCCAATCTGTTAGCCTGAGCTCCAGAAAGTTTACGCAGAGGACCTATGTTTGGGATATTCTTGTTAGTAGTAGCAGAGTGAGGCACTAAGCTTGCGATCAACGCGGCATAACCACCTGATGCATCCGTGTTTTGAACAACAGACGATAGTGATGCGCCGAATTTAGCAGCAAGTTTAGGTGTGCTCACGAGAGTTGTAATACATGGCGCAGCCAGAACAGAGATTCTAGCACCTGCGTCAGCTGGGTTGCCTCGGAGGTCAACAACCGCTGTATTAGTAAGATCTTTGCCTTGGAAGTATGTCCAATAAGCAGTGTTAAGTGCTGTAGCAGCATTGTCATTAGAAGCAACATTTAGTAATGTTCCATCAACGTTTTCAGCTCCAGCCAAGTAACCACTCCAGTGGTTGCTCGATGTGGGATTTAAAGTAACAGCAGCATTACCTGTGTAGCTTAAATATTTTTCCCATTCAGTGACTAACGACTGAGAAGGAGTTCCGAAGAACAGGTGATTAAGTCCTGTAATTGCTAAAACTTCAGCTCCAATCGTAGAATTGCCTGTTAGATCTGAATGATAAGCCATAGCCCACTGAATAGGCCCTAAAGTAGGGATAACACCTATTACAGAGTTATCAACTTCTCTAGTAGCCTTAAAGCAGAATTGTGCCAACTGAGACGTAAACTGTCCAGAAACTGATGGGCAGTCAGCCCAAGCGTTTACAGGGACAACAACGTCCATCGGCTTGTCAATTATTGCATCATAAGCTAAAGCTAATTTATCAAATCTTGTAGCGGGATAAGAGCCAGTTGGAAGCCAAACAGCATCCACGCTAGATCCTGTGACCCAGTCAATTACTACAACTTCTATGTTTGTTGCACCGGCATTAGCTACTTCTTCAACAGCTAAGGCTAGTTCTCCAGGGTAAGTATTTGTTCCAGTAGCACCGCTGAAGTACAGAGCTCCTACTGCTTGTCCAACGTTTGACACGATGAACGGTTCACGCAGAGGAATACCTGTATTAGAGGTGACACCTAAAAGAGTTACCTTGGGACCAGCCGGAGGCGGTGCAATCTGTAAGCCAAGGTCATTGAGGTTTACCACAAGACCCGGTAAATTCGGATAAGCCATTCTTATCTCCTTATATTAAAGATTGCCATCATTATAGTATGTGTTACCAAATAAGTACTTTCCAGTTGAATCCCTAAAGAGACCAAGATATTCCTGTTCGCTTATCTGGCCAGAGATAAGTTGCCCAGCAATATATTGAGTACTAGTATCTTCAATTGAACTAGCAATATTAGCTGCTAACTTAATTGAAGTAATGTCTCTTCTAGTGATTGCCTCTATTTCTTCGGTCCTGAAGTAATACTGTATAGAGCGTACTACGAGGTCTTGCCTCCACTTCTGCACTGAAGTATCATTAAACCGTGACCAGTAGAGAATCTGCTGGACACCATTTAACTTCAAAACCCATTCATAGAGATTGATAAATTGTTCAAACCAACGGGCCAGTCTGTTAGCTGAAGCATTATCGGTAGTGCAACAATCGAATTGCACTATATTGTCAAAATATCGCCCACGTAATTCAATTGTATGACTCGGAGAATCCGGGTCTTTAATTGTCTCTCGCAAACGAGATTTATATTCTTTTGTTCCGTCAAATGGTTTAGAGCCTACGGAACCAGGCTCTTTTCTTGTTAGAGTATATATAACAGTAGGACGCATAGGCCCGCGATCTACTATTAAACCTGAAGACGTTTGACTTTCCGTACCAACAACTTGAGGATAACTCTCTGTAAATCTAACTAAACTATCTTCAGTTAAAAATTCAAGTTTATGAGAAAGATTAGTGTCTGGATAGTTAATATAATTAAGTTTTATTAACCCATCCCATAATCCAGTTTTAGGATTTTTAATTATTTCTTTCACACTATATATTTCAGACGTCTTAATATTTCTAATCTTAGCGCCAATAGTCGGCTGCGTAAAGAGATAAGGCATGTATATAAGTGACTTATCATTTTGATGAACTCTATATGTAGTCTCATACTTCTTTAGAAGTAAGTCAATAAGAGTCATCGATTGATCAAAGTTAGCAGTACGGTCCGATCCAAGTCTCCAACGTGGATTTATAGGAGTAGAATCCACAGTATATTGCATATACTGTAAGTCTTCCGGAGACTCCAGATTGGTCGGTCTGCCAAAATTGTCGTAAGATTTACTCATGCAATTCTCTTGCCAATATCAAGAATTCTATTCTTAGTGTAGCATTTAAAAAATTCTATTCTACCATTATCTCCACGCAAAGGTAATGCGTCATCAATCTTAAAAGCACTTACAGCTCGAAATGGCTGCTTTGGTGTCATTGTTGTTTCATCTAGTTCTAGTTCTAAGATCCAATCAAAACGCTTTGGAACCTGTCCATTCTCTAAGATAAACACTCTAGACTCTAAATCCATTACACCTATATTGCCATCAAGACCGAGCCCTACCGCTGCTTGATATCTATACGCCTTTACTAATTTATCTACATAGGCAAATCCAATTCCCATGCAGCTTTTACAACCATATGCGGGCTGATCTAAATTAGGATCTTCTTTAAGCATGCATTCTTTGCATGGCTTAGTCATGTCAGCTACTCTTAAAGCAACCCAATAGTGCCCCATTAGACCTTTTAAGAGGTCTAGTTCTTGACGCAAATCTATTGAGTTTACTTTATTATGCATTATTGAGCTTGTCCCATTTGTCCAAGTAGCTTAATCTGTTCTTCATTATATTTAGTTATATTATGAAGTGCAGCTACAGGAGGGTTTAATTTAGTTTTAGGATTAATGCCACTTATATTTCCAGGCTGACCAGGACCATTGCCATTGAGCATTTTGTTCATTTCTTCATTAACTATTTGAAGATGTTCAGGATTATTTCGTTCGTTTATTTTCATGTTATATATACCAAAAGTTAGGGTTGCCAGCAGTTCTATTAAGATCAATATTACTCATTGGAACAGCTTCTTGATAGAAGTTAAATCTGTAATTAATAAGTCTACCATTAACTCCTTTCCAAGATCTGTCAACGGGATTTTGATGAATTATTGCATAGCTAATTTGAGCACCAAGCTTTTTAATGCCCATCATTGCATCATCAGCAAGTTCTGCTTCTTCTTTAGCTCTTTGGTACTTAAGAGTTGCTTCTCCTATTGCTTGATCGTATGATACAAACATATCTCCAAGCTTCTTAGAAGTACCTGCTATAATTGCTTTATCTAAATCTATATCTTCCAAGACATCCATAATAGTCTGGTTTAAGATATATTTATACGCTATGTACTGAGGAGAAGTTTGATTAAAAGGCGCCCATCTGCTAATAACTCTAACAGTATTTTTAAGTAGCATTGCAGCAAGATAGTCATCATTCATGATGCTACCGGCTGCCCTTAATTCACTTCTCATCACGTGTACGCCACCAACCTTAGGGAATCTGTCTGTAGTAAATCCAAATAGATAATTATTATTCCCTAATATACTGCCATCAGTAGCTGTAATGCCAGTTCCAAGTTCAAGCTGAACGCCAACATTATTTGGCATTGGACCTTCAAATCCAACATATAAGTATTGACCAGAGCAGTATAAGCCAGTCATACTTGGAATTGATCCGGTTCCAAAGGTTTGCCCAGATGCGAGATAAGAATCCATATCTAGCATAGGGAACACTGATAGGTTTACCCAGTCACTAGATTGAACATCCCCAGAGAGATCTTTATTAAACTTTATATAGAATCTATTATTGCCATCAAGCGTAAGACCAACATCTGCCGAGTGATTCTTTGGAAAGCTTGAATCTACAGCAAATGGACCTAAGGCCTTGACATTAGAAGGTAAAGTTAAGTCTCCTTCTAAAGAAAGGTCTAATGCATTTTTGCTTACTACTGAGTCATCAATATAAGTTCTAGTGCCAGCAGTAAAAGTAATATCAATTACAGAAGTTAAAGCCTCTTCCGTTCCTTCTTCTGAAATTACATAGTCTGAGCTAATTGCAACATCTGTCCCAGGAAATCTGATCTTATAGACAGTAGACTCGGCTAGTACACTCAAAGGTGTTATTGTTACTACGCGAGTAGTCGAATTGTAAGACAGATTAACTGGAACAGATGTTTGAGTTGCTACATTTAATAGGACAACACTATTTTCAGTTACACTCGTAGATACTAATCCTGGCGAAGCAAAGGTAACATAAAGCGGAACGTTTAAGAAAACGTCTACAGCATTATCGGCCGGATTTGATGAACTTACGATAGGTTGTCCCATTATTTATTATACCTGTTCGCCTAAGAATTTATTTAATTCATTAGTTCTAACTTTTTTAGAAACATTAGTTTCTGGAAGAGCCTTAATTTTTACATCAGGTCGGCTATCTTTAACTACTGTTCCGCTTGAGTCAATTGTAACTTGGTAGACATCAGGAGAATCACTGTAGTCTTCAACAATAAATTGCGGTCCATCGTATGCTTTAATAGCATCATTCAAGAAGGCAATCCAAGTCGGACGACGTCTAGTAGATTCTTCGACTCTTAAACATTCTGCCAAAATTTCAACTGCTGTATAATTACCATCCTGTTTCTTTTGAACTAAAAGTTGAATCAAGGATTTTGCTTGATTATCAAGAACATAACTATTCTTGACATGATTCACATATTTAGCAAGAACTGTAGGATCTTTTTCAGCTGCAGGAATATATTTCTTTCCTTCAACTAAGGTCCCATTCCATAAGGCGGCTTTAATCTGGTCTGCTTCTTGACTAGTTAATCCTTCAGGGATTTTGGCACACCATTTCTGCTTAGAAAGCCATACCTTAAAATGGCCATTAGAGTCCATACCGACTCCAAAATATGGAGCCTTTTTTTGATTAAGGGAGATTATTGCTCCGCTATAGTTATTGATTATTCCTAATTTTTCTGACATAATTATATTGCTTTTATTTAAATAAATAGCCCCTGAGGTAATTTCCCCCAGGGGCTATCTTTTCAATTATTCACGCGGATCAGTACCCGCTAGTGAACTGTCCACCTGTCTTACCAGCGTCACCCGTTAAGGAGTTAGCACCAGAGAGATCAGTATTTGGATTGAACGTAACCACAGTGTTATGGGCAAAGTCGTAGCTCTGACCAAGGTAAACACCTTTGATGATACCAGATCCCTTACCATTGTTAAGAGATCCAAGACCGTACCGCTCACGCAGTTTGATCTTCATGATATCACGTGCCGGATCATTCCACTGGTCCGTTTGAACTTCTTCATCAACAACCAGTACGCCGAGCTGACTCGAATCGCAGAGGATCATATCTGTGATATTCTGCGTCGCATCATAAGGCATGAATGGGCTGACAACGATTCTAAACGGATACGGGAAGATCGAAGGAACGTTGGTGAACGTCGTCGCAACATTCTCCGGCGAACTAACCGTAGTATTTTGCAGAAGACCATTCATTCCACCATTCTTCCATTGTGGAGCATTGCCAGGCGAACCCTGCATTGTGTTCCACATTCCAGCACCATTCCAGAATCCGAAGATTCTCTGTAGACCTTCATCTGCAAAGATTTGCCATGCAAATGGGTTCATGATCAGGGTATCAGGGATAAATCCACGATTGACCATAGTAGCATAGGCTTTGAAGAAGTCATTCAGAGTAATGGTTCCATTATAAGATCCACCAGCTCCACGACCCGTGGTACCACTATATGACGTGCTTGTGTTGTCAAATAGTGTATTAGTTCCACCGGCATTGCTGATGATCATATCAGCAACCTTCTTCTCTTTCCAACGGATAAGAGCCCGACCAGCCGCGCGGAGGTGCATTGACATCACATCGTAGAGAGAGTAGCGAATCATTTCTTCTGAGAACTTGACCGCAACACCGCTCTTACCGATGGTTGCAACGACCTGACCGGCGAAGTCGAGGCTTCTTTCCGGGTATTCGCCACCTTCAGGGATATCAGCCGCTGCGATAGCGCCAATAGCTGGGAAGGTAAGCTGAGTACCATGCTGATAGTTAATTCTCTGTAGCATAGGCGTTAGAACAACATTAGGCTCAATAGCCTCTTTTGTTACTTCGCTAATGACACGAGGAATTAGCAGAGGATGATCAGTCGAGAAAGAGTCTTTCATCTCTTTGCCAAACTTAGAATCCTGTTCAATCAGATCTTGGATTGTAATTCTGCCATCTTTAAGGCCATCGATCTGTCCATTCTTTTTCCAGATCTCAGTAAACTTACGGAGTCTGCTCTTATCTTTGAGATAAGCAGGCCGTGTTTCCTGGCGATCCGCAAAAGGCGAGTCTAAAGACTGCTTTTCTACGGCAGTAAGACGTTGTTCAAGATCGATAACTACTTTTGACTGTTCCGAATCAAATACTTTTGATACGTTTTCTTTCATTGTTTTCTCCTATCAGAGTCTTACGAGAATATTTAGGAGATAGTAGTTACCTGAGGCATCTGAACGTGCGTCCATGAGCCAACCAGGAACACCCTTAGTGCCAGAACCAGCAAGACCTAAACCGGGCACTGTCTGAACTTTATCCAGACCCTTGAGTTCGGCTTTACCAGCTGTCGTTAAAGTCCAGCTAGCTGTATCTGCTGACAATTTGGTACCAGCTACAGCTGTACCACTACCTGCGAAATTGACTTTGCCATAGCAACGACCAACTACATACTTAAGCGTAGAAGCTGAATCGTCCCACTTTTGAAGTCTTCCCATTAAGTTATCAAGAGTTACTGAAGCTGCACGACCATAGTCAGTAGCCGATGTGTTAATCATAACCATATGGCCTGGCTCAATAAGTCTTTCTGCCGCAGTAATTGCAGGAATCTGAATCAGGTAATCCGTGAGGATTCCCATGTTTTCATTTCGCTTATAATTGATAAACTGTTGCTGTAAATTGAATGAGTAAATTGGTTGATATACAACACCGAGAGGAAGTACAGGTCCGGCAGTGACTGTAGCCGCAGCCCACGTCTGATTAGAGGTCGGAAGACCCCAAGTATCATCCGTTGAGCTGAAGAATCCAGCCATATTGCCTGTTTGAGCGTGAGCTGGGAAGATTTTCCCACTTGCGGTCCCGCCTGTAGCGATACCCACAAATGTACCCGGCATAATTACAACCGGATCATGGTGGATTTCTTCGATCATTACAGGAGGAAGACCAGTCCAAGCTTCCATAGGAATTGCACTTGACTCAGGCCGCTGTCCTTCCATTAACTCTCGATATTGGACTACGTTTACGCCGTAGCCACGCGGAGTACGAAATGTTGCCATCGTATATTTTTCTCCAGAAAGTTTTAGGAATTAGTTATTTAAAAAGGTTTCTAATGCGTCTCTCTTGGACACAACTTCAATTTTCTTATCAGAAACTTCAGTTGCTACATTAGCTACTACATTGTCAAGCTTCTTATCAGAAACAAGATCTGTAATAGAACGAACACCTAGAGTATCTTTCAGAGCAGATAGCTCTGGAGTAAGATCTTTGAGTGAATCTTTGAGTGAATCGACAGACCGCTCAGAATATTCTTTGAGCTTTGCATCAAAGGCTGTTTGGTCCTTAACTGTTGATACAACAGGCTTCTTAAGCAGAAGCTGAGTATTGAGCAGCATATTTGCATATGACTGCTTCATATCAGCGAGCATAGTCGCTCCATTGACTCTTAGTTTTTCGATTTCAGCATCCTTATCTTTTAGAGTACCTCTGAGGCGCTCTAGTTCATCTTTAGCTTCTTTAGCTTGATGAGTTGCGTCTTCTAATGATTTGGCCATAGCTTCGATTGCAAGCTGTCCAGCCTTATCACTTAAAGTCGCGGTACCCACTGTCTGGGTTGCATTACCACTGTTCTCCGGGGCTACGACACCTTCCTTTGAATCATTAGTTTTGCCGGCCTGAGTAGGTGTTCCGCCATCAGCGCTGGCCGCGCTAGTAGCGGTGTTCTTTTGTTCAGTTGTTTTTGTCATCGATGTTTCCTTATTTGAAGCTTCATATTGTTTATCATTAAAATTAGGGCTTACTGCTACTAGGATTTTACCGGTAAGTTCTTCTTTGTCAGCAACAGTAACCTGTTCTTTTTTATTGCCTTTAATTAGCTGAATCTTCTTGTTTGAAGAGGCATCACTTAAAACTAAGGAGCCAATATGGGAACCAAGAGAATCATATGACTTAATTAAAAAAGAATCTTCACTATGCTTAAGCTTTAGTGAAGACACTTTGGCATATGAGTCAGCAGGAACAGCAACAAGGGACGCTTCTCTATAGGTAAGATCGCCAGTAATCATATAGCATAAATATTCATTTTCTGAATCTTCTGCAGTATAATACTTTCCTGGCCAATGCTCACATTCAGATTTTGTAGAGTGTATATTGTCTCCACAAATGCTGCAAAACATTCCATGGCAAGATTGAGAAGTTGAAATGTCACATAATCTTCCATCAATGATTTTTTCAATTGTATCAGCATCCATTATGTTGACACTCAATTGAATGAACCCAGATCCAGCATCTTCTTGGGGATTCTTAAAATCATTATCAAATTCAGGACCATATTTCAGCTGAATATATTTAGCTGATTCAATCCTTCCTACTGGATCGGATGCATCATCATGATGCTTTAGTACTGCCTTAGGCGAGGGCTTAATAAAAGAATCAACACCTCTTTTCATGCGAGATCCAGGATAGACTCTACCATTGGTAAGTCTACCTGAGTGTGTAGCGTCGAATGTCGCACTTAAAACCGGCTTCTTATTAGCTTCCTTCATGTCATTAAATAATGACTGGGCATCTTTTAAGAGTTCGGGTTTTATGAATTTATGATATTCAACGATCTCTAGGTTTCTTTTTTTTGCCATCTTTTGGTGTCTTTTCTTTTTTGAGATTCAGTTTACGAAGCTTAGCCGCTTTGCGGACCTTAATTCTGTTTCTATCAATTGCTTCTAGATCCGAAGCGCTCTCGTAATCTAAATAATCATCTTTATTTTTTTCCGACATATATTTATTTTTCACCAATACTTATAACGAAATCACATCCAGGATGAGTCTCCAAAATTGAGGCATAAGATCCATTCTTATCAATTAAAGAGACGGTCTTGTCTTCTAGATGCTTACAAGCTTCACAGACCCCTTCTTCGTCATTCATAGATAAAGTTACCGTAGTAACGCCATGAGCTCTTGCAGCTTTGGCATAACCAACTTTATAGGCCGCATCTATATGCTTATGAGATAAGCAGTTAAGATCTCCAGCCGCTTGTTCGAATATAGTATTTATATAAAGTTCTAAAGGTTTTTCTACTTTAATACCAGCAAGGCCTTCATCATTGTCTATCATCATTTTAATAGAGTCAGTTAGACCTCTAAGGCTCTTGGCAATATAATTCTTATAGAATCGATCAATACTTTTCTTAGGCATAATGGCACTTGGGTCTCCATCAATGCCAAGGTCCTCAAGGGCATCTCTAATGCCAGCTCGCATAACTGGTTCAATAATTTTAGCACACTCTAAAAGAGATATATTGACAAATTCATCTAGAATGGCAACTATCTGCTCTTCTTTGGTGCTTAGAATATCTTCTTGATCAGATACTACGCCAGTAGTATGCATTCCGAATATGGTCCATAGACCAGCTCGGGCATCCTTTAGGGATGAGTGCATTTGGTACTCATAAGACTCTTTTAAGATGTCTAAAGAGTTCTTAGTGACCCTAGTCTTAGTAGACTTTCGTCCATGCTGATTAGTAGGTCTAGTCTTATTGGCAGATTTGTTTTTAACAGCTGTAGTAGACTTAGACGCTTTAGCTTTAGCAATTGCTTGCTCACCGGCGATCTGTTGTATCTCTTTAGCCTGCTCATGATCCATATTAGGCTTAAGATTAGTCTTCTCTTCATCAGATAGAGGCTTCTTCTTGAGGAAGTCCTTTCTTACTTCATCATGAGTTATAGTACCAGCTAAGAAGAGGTCATTACCATGCGCTTGATGAGCTCTATCTTCTTCTCTATTAATCATAGTGAATTCTAACTGCACCATATTTTCTTCAGGCGTGATATCATAACCGCCTTCAAGGCATATAGGGAGGAGTAGATAGTATGTTATTACATCTGCAATGACTGCTTGAAAGTCTCTAGCAGAGTCTTGTAGGCCCTGAGAGACTGTAATAGCAGAAGCCTTAGATGCGTTAGTTCTTCCAAGGTCTGTTTCAGACAGTCTTAGGCCTCCGAGTACTCTAGCCTCGAAATAATCAAGATACGGCACTAGATCAATTACTTGCTTATCTCCACCTAATAAAGATGATTCCACTCTATTAGATGTAACAAGCCCGCCTTCTCTTGGCATATTCTCAACTAAAGATCTTACTAAGTCTATCTCGCTGCTACCATCATCAAATACAACAGTAGGAGCTTCTTCAGTTCCAACTCTAAAGTGAATTAAAGGGAAAGCATTTCTTTGTCCAAGTAGCTCTGCAATTTCTTCAAGTCTTCTTAAAGTTCTAACATCATCTAAAGTTGGAAGGATATAAGGTGTTCCAAATACGAATCCCGGCTTTTTGTCAATAGTAGCAACTATTACATCATCGGCATCAAATACTAATTCACTTTTAGTGCCAATAGGATTTTTTAGAGTCTGCTTCCATCTTACAGGATGGCCATAATCATTCAAAGCGACTGTAACAGATGTAGGATCTAAAGGATATACTGCGGCAATAGGATCCCTATCTTTACCATACATCCTAATTGTTTTGCCATTACTACGTTCTTTGTCTCTTTTAAGGACCAGGAATGCCGTCCCATAAGCAACTAAATTAGTAGTAAAGTCTCTAAGCCATTGTTGAGTGGTAACTCCAGAGACAATAGACATCTCAAATAGTCTTTTCTTAACATACTGGACCAGTTCGTCATCAGGTCCATTTATGTGATACCCTTCTTTTAGGATTTGCTCTCTGTGCTTTCTAACAGATTGATTAATGTATGGTTCAATGTCAATAGCGCGGCCAATCTCAGCTAAATCATAGCCTGGGCCATAATAGATATAATCTATATCTTTTCGCTCATAACCAACAGAAGCCGGATTTGGAGTTCTATAATGGAGCGGCTTCTGGAGAGTTCTTCGTCTCTCTTTAATTATCTCTGTCATTTTCTTAGGATCAGCCTCGCTTTTCGCGGCAAGCTTTAAGTCACTAATTTCATTTTTAAGTGACATAATCCCATTCTTAAGATCACCAATGATGCTATTATCAGCATCATATTTTTGCTTGATCTTTTTAAGATCAACAAATCTCCAGTCAAAAATCCCCATTAGTTATTCCTTAGAAAGGCTGCTATTTGATTACCAAGAATTATATTTTTTTGAGCACCAAAATCTTCACCGCACTCTGAAGGTTTGATATTTGAATAAACATTTGCAATCCCATTTGAATCAGTGCCAGGCGTTTCTAAGTCCAAATCTTTAATTTGCTCTGGCGGAAGATTTGCAAAGTGTTTCCTCCTATCAATTTCCGACATTTTTAGAACTGGAAACGCATTAGGAATAATTGTAGCTACTAAATTAAAAGTATTGTCTGCTATTGAATCATTGTCAATAACTGAGTTCATTTTATCAATAGTGGGGCATAAAGGCTGAATATGTTCAATATTAGCTATTATATGGTCTAGTAATAGCGACAATGTCTTAAAGGTACGTTTCTTCTGAATATTAGCAGAATGGGCCTGAGTTTTACTTGTAATTGAATGAATTATACCAGATAATTGTTTTACTAATTCTTCTATATAGTTAACAATAAACTTTAAAGAGATTCTTGATATACTAAGAATTACCTTGAATCCAATACAATTTCTATTAGCAGTATTCAGGGTTTCATCCGGAACATTAGACATCTTTTTGTAAAATTGCTTAATCGTAGAATCTAAAACTTGACTAGCATAATGACACATCATATGCATTAAAGATGTCAAAACACTTTCTCCAAAATAAGAAAGCAAATCTTTTGCATTTGAATGTGTATTAAGACTTGCAATTCTCAAAATAGAAGAAATCTTTTTTAATGATTCCAGGTCCATTGGCCCTAGATACCAAACTAGGCAGCATATAAGCGCTGGGTCAACTTCAAACCCAAGAGATTTATATGTAAGATCATATGTTGCATTTGCATTAGCACTAATATCTCTTAGATATTGCATCATAGCCGAATTCATATTGTATACAACAAAGTCTCCAAGGCTTTGTGTATCAACGTTTTCAACTACTGAAGTAGCTGTAGAAGAATATGAATCAGGACCATCAGAGTATGCCCTACGCCATTTATCAGAAAAGGAAGGCGCAAGCGGCATAGTTTGAGTAACCATTAGATGCAGATCTACGACCTGAGAATAAGATATCCAGTGGTCATAATTTAAATCATCTTGATTCTTTGATATAAAGTCAATGCAATAATCTTTAATTGCTTTATAATCATTAAACCGCTGGTTCTCTTTGAAAAGTTTATAATCAAAGCCAGCGTCTGTTAAAATACTTTCTCTCTTAGACGGATCATTATATAATGACTCAAAATCACTTTTAATAGAGTCAGGAATAGCTACCGAATCCCCATATAGTCTTTTAAACTCAAAAAGAGAGACTCCAAGCTCTATTAATAAGCAGATCGCTATCGCACTGCCCTGGGCTCCCCAAGATTTAAAAGAACCAGAGCCACCTTCAGAGTCTACGTCTAGCTGTGGACTTATCAAGAAGGATAAATCGGCCATTTTGCCAGCGATCAGCATTCCAGCAAAAGAAGATAGCTGTTCTAAGAAAGAGCTAATCCAATCATTGCCATTATTTTTAATACCTTTATACTTAGTAGTTATACTGGTATTTTCAAGCTTAGGATCAATTACCTTGAATTTAAGAAGAAAGTCTTCATCTATTGATGAATTTCTAGATGCAATAAACTCACAAGCTTCTTTAAATTGCCCAAAAGTTATAATATCTGTTCTTGAAGAATATATTCTTTGAATAGAGGCCTTAACTGATGCGCCATCTTCTACTGGAATAAATGTTTGAAGTCCCATTTCTCCAATAGCATTTTTTAATGCTTCTCCCTTTAGATATATTTTGGCTAAATCATCAAAAACTATATCTTCTTGAGATTGCGGCTTAGCTTTATCAATAAAAGAATTAATTCTAGCTCTACTAACATTAGTAGTAGCTAGTTCTCTTTCTCTGATAAAGTCAGGTAATCCTCTATAATCTAAACTCATTAGATTTCGGCTCTTTTAGTTGGATCATTTTTGTCTAATGATCTGCCTCTTAAAATATTTTGTGAACCAAAGTATTTTCTAATAGTATTCTTGTCACCTCTAGCAATTGATTTTCTTAAATTACTTCCATAATGCTTTGCAGTAAATACGCTAGAGATATCTCCACCAAGACTAGATTTAGACATTCCAGCATCAAGCTGTCTTACAACTTGAGATAAGCGCTCATTTGATTCAGCATTAGCTGAAGCTTGATCTCTTGTAGCAACAAAAGCGCCTCCAACAGCATGATTTGCTTGTTTCAAGTCGGAGAATTGCATTATAAATCCAACAATAGATAACATAAATGCAAACAGAGTATGGTCATCACCTTGGGTATAAGTTGGTAAGCCTAAAACTGATATTCTTTCAATTGCAAAATTTCTCATTTGCTGAACAAGGCCAGGAGTTTTATTTCCAACTTCTGAATCTTTACTTTGAACTAATATCTGAGTATCTTCAGACAAAGGAAGAGACAATCTTCCTTCTTCTAATTGAAGAGCAGTTATATTAACTAGGAAAGGTTTAGAGGGCTTTTTAATTAACAATCCAGTACGGGGATCTCTAAGTTCAATTGGCTTATTAAAAGCATAGGCAACAACTCTTTTATGTAGACCGCCACCGGGATTTTTCATTCCCATCTTGTGGAGCATTTCTACTTGAACTCTTCCATAGCCTTCATCTACATAAATGAAATCACAACCGTATTTATTGTCTAACTCTATTATTCTGTCAATAGCAGCATGCTGAGTAAATTCATCATTTCTTACAATAGATTTGTCCAGCAGACTATATTTACCATTCCAGTATTCAGTTACGACAATATGAACGCCGTTCTTTTCCCCGTTCCAGTCAACACCCATTACAACTCTAGATTGGTGAGATTGACGTTCTCTAGGAAGTTTATAGTCAGATAGGCAACCATCTATTAAGTCGTTTCTAAAAATACCACCTTCCTGCAAACCGAACTCAGCCAAGAATTCATGTTCGAAAGTAGTTGCATTATAGTTTGATCTAAAGAAATGTTCTGCCTCAGGAGTCCATCTATTAGATTCTTGCGAGATATACCAAAACTCTTTAAATCCAAGATTTTTGTCAGTGCACCACTGATAAAACTTAGCATGACGGCCAGTTGGAGTTGAAGACGCCCATAGTCCACAATCAGGGTGAGAAGCTAAGATAGCTAAGATGGCTTCTAGGTCTTGATCATCAAGATAGTCCGCTTCATCTATTACGATATAATTCGCATCTTGTCCTCTAACCTTATCAGACTTAGACGCTGATTTTGATCCAGAAGAGAATCCAAGAACTTTAGAACCATTGACTAACTCTAGTCTCTGAGGGTTCTTAGTCTTTCTTTTGATTGACTTAGAGAGCTCTGGATTTAGATTTAACAGCTTTTCCATTTCATCAAAGATTTTGGTAACCTGAGATTGATATGGAGCAATTACTAGAACTGTCCAGTCTTTATGTGTAAAGATTCCCCATAGGGTTAACATTACAATTGTAGCCGTTTTACCAGTTCTTCTTCCAGCTCTAATGACTTTCTTCTGTCCGGTACAAGACATCATCTCTTCTTGATACCAGTATGCTTCCCAGTTGAATTTAGCTCTAGCCCAAGCTACTGGGTCTGCATTAATCATGAATTCATAATACTCTTCTTCTGAAGGGAAATCAGAAGGTATTAATTCGCTGAATTCTTTTAAAACATGCCGCTTGCATTTTATAGGAAACGTATCTCCAACAAGGCCCTTGGTCCGAAGCATTGCATGGTATACATCGCAATTCTGGCAAAGACTAGAAAATGGTGCCTTAAATGGCTTATAATCATTGGCGATATAATCTCTCTCAGGTATATACTTTTTATACCTGATATCTTCGCCATCTAAAATTTCTTCAATATCAGTCATGAGCAATAAACTTTCCCATCAGCAATTAATTTGTAGTTAATAATTGGTCTAATAGTTGGCACAAATGTATTTCCGTGGAATTCAATGGTCGTAAATCCATGTTGCCAATCTGGATAAGGAGCATATTCTACATCGAAATCACATAAAGTTCCATTCTCAATTAAAGAATGAGTACCAAATTTATTTCTCTTAAAAAGAACTGCTAGTCTATGGGTATGCCCCATTAATAAGCTGCAGCCATATTGCTCATAGTGTCCACGAGCAGAATTGCCACCATGTCTTCTAACTACTGAGCCATGAATAAACATAAGATCTCCTATGTGAAGATCTTGATGATTAGGAACATATTGGACTCCTATAGACTTAAAGTCTATATTTGATTCAATACTTGTCGATCTTAATGATGCTAAAGACGGAGCATTCTTATTTATAAGCCTTTGCATTCTTGTTTCATGATTGCCAGATATAAAAAAATGCTTAGTAGTAGGTCCTAATTCCTTAGTCCACATTCGCATTTGCGAATATCCATAATCAATCTCTTCTTGAATATCTAATTTCTTCTTTGGATTCTTTTCGTAACTAGATACCGCGTAGAAGTCAAATATATCTCCATTCCACACTAAAAGATCAGGCTTATAATCTTTTAAGAAAGAAAGAGCTATCTGAGTAGCTCTTCTGTCTTCATATGGATAATGAATATCACTTACACATGCCACTTTCAAAGATATGTTATTAACATTAACGGAACAATTCTCTTCTTCTTGATCACAATTATTTAAGAGATTAATAGAAGTAAAAGAAGGCTCGGCTTTAGGACCCTTTATAAGGGCAGGTTTATCCAGTTTAATTTCTGGGATAGAAGGTGATTCTCGTACTGATTCTTTAACGGGCAAAACAGCAGAGATTAAAGCTCTAGCTTCCCATTCTGATATTTGCAATTCTTTTGCTATTCGACGTCGGCCATAGCCAAGATTTACTAATTTTTCTACAAGTTCTATTTTTTTAAGTTGTTTAGATGTTGACATGTCAATAATGCAAAAAAGAAGCTTCTTCTTGGAATGCAGCTCTTGTGCTCATTTGTGAATTATGTATTACTTGAAGAGCTCTTTGTCTTTGCGTAAATGCCGCTCGTGAATCAAAAAATTCTTCGCCACCACTATATAAAGATTTTCGTCTACGTTTAGCTATTTCTTCAGGTGTATCTTTAAAGGTATCCGATAGGCCTAATAAGCCTTTCCCTAACTGCCAACCTATGACAACTGCACCAGCAATACTAGCTACTTTACCATATCTACCAAGGGTGCCAGCTAGTTTATTTACATTCATTTGTTTTAGTCTAGAACCAACTACAGCGGCCCTAGCATCAAGAAATGTATTACCACCAACTACTTTGCCATATTCTCCCATTTTTAGATTTAAGCCATACTTTCCCATATGGCGCTCTTGTTTGAGCATTGTTTTTAAATCTTTATAAGCAGAAACCTGACTAGGTTTTGGACTAATCCACTTTGAGTAGCCAGTTGCTGCATACTTAGCAGCCCATGGCAAAGCTGTATCAAAAGCTATCTGCTTTAGCCCAGAGTTATAATAATTATCCTCTTTAGGGTCATAAGGTTCATTTAAGTAATCTAACCCGGGCATTATTGATACCTCGTCTTGATAGATTTATTATTTCTATGCAAAGCAAACATTAGGTTATAAGTTGAGAATTGTAGCTCTGGAGATATTCCACCTTGAGGAGTAGATCCTATGCCAGTAATATCCCCTTCTGATCCACCTCTTAAGCGCTCATAATTATCATCTGCTGTAGCTATTCCAGCCCCAGCAGCAAGTCCAATCCCAGTTCCCAATAAGAATGGGTGATTCTTAGCAGAATCAACTCGTTTCTTAGTCCAACTAGAAGCACTTTGACCAAAAGCAGAAGCTGTCTTTTTAGGATATTTACGTATTGCAAATCCGCTAGCATATGCGTTAAGATCATCAGATCCTCTAACACTAAATTTACGAGCAAATGCTCCTTTTGCAAAACTTGAGACCTTCTTTTGAGTAGATTTTGGTATCCATTCTGGATTATTTAGATAGTCAATAGTTTTATTGCCTACTTTCTGCATAACCTTTGCAGCACCTTGATCAACTTTATTTAAAAGGCTACCAGTTTTTTTTACTAAACCAATAGAGCCTTTGCCAAAAGAAGAAGCCATTTTAGAGTAATTAGTAGCTAATGGACCAAATCCAAACAATCCAGCGCCACCTAATAGTCCTGCTCCAATTGCCCCTAAAGTGGCAGAAGTTTGTGTAGCAGTTATTGTTTTCATAGTCTCAGGACGATCGCCATATTCGGCAATCGTATTCTTGGTATACCAATCGCCTAATGAGCTCATTGGTCCTACACCACCAAATCCGGCTAATCCTACGCTAGCTCCAAGTGCACCTATAGATGAGATAGTGCGAAATGGATGATTAGCCATTACTTTGGAGGCTTGAGAATATTCAAATATTTTACCAGAGCCTTTAGCTCCAGCTGCTAAACCTTTGCTCCCGAATTTTAATAAATCTCGGACTCCTTCAAAGGCTAAAGATGCAATACTTTTTCCCATCACATAGGTCCTATATTGTCGCCATCTCTAAAGGTGTTAATAGCCGTTACTCCGAGATAGCCTATTCCAGCAACCCTAGCTGCCCCTCCCATTCCCATTAGGGAGCGTCCTACTGCATAATGAGTGCCTAGGGCAGCTGCGCTATTAAGTTTATCAGTAATGCCGCCAGGATTGATGCCAAGAGCATTAGCGGCCAATAGGCCAGCTGCAGAACCAGCAATTACCTTTCTAGCAGTAGCTAACTTGGCATTTTCTGCAGTATACTCAATTGATGAACCAATATTTTTAACAGTTCTTCCAGCAAAATATTGCTTAGACATATCAGAGGCAACATTAGAAAACCCTTGCTGATCCATAAGCTTGGACAATTTATTTAGTTGTTCTCGCTCAAATAACTTCAAAGGAGATACAACTCTACCAACCTCTGTGTCAGCAAAAGACTTTCCAAAGCTTTCTCCAAAAGAAGCTAGTTTGTCGAATACGCCCATTCTTAGTTCCTTCTATGGTACCTAGACCCATTTTCTTCATGATTCATTTGGCTATTTTGGCCAACTGGGAATAAATGGGCATTCTTAGATCTTTGATCTTTAGTTTTGGATCCACCCATATATTTGCCGTATTGAGGAGTAGGTACAGTTTCAGACTCCCAATATTCTTGAGATTGCTTGCCCCAAGACAATAAAGTATTAGGTATATTGCGGTTTTGAAGTAATATTGATCTAAAGTTAGCTACATCTCTTATCAGAGTGCCAGGAGCATAAGGAACATAAAATGTTTTTCTATTCTTAGGCTGATCTCTGTCTGCATAAACTACATAGCCTCCACTAGCATTTAATGCATGAGCATAGAAGTTTACTTGAGACGCATGTTCTTCTTTTGGTGCCTCTAAGGATTCTAGCTCAAAAGATCCAATACTTTTAACTTCAATTGGTATTTTCTGCTTACCTTTAGTTACTACTGCGTCTACTGATCCTTTTATTCCAAGTTCATCATCTTGTACTTCTACAGCAGACTCAGAGTCTGAATAATCTTCAAATTCATCTTCTATGATTTTTTGAATTTGTTTATTAGACTTAAGAGAGCCATCTCCAAAGCTATCAGATTTTTTATTAAACCCTGCAACAGTCTTAGAGTTATTAATGGATCTAAGTATATCATCCTCATTTCTTCCCAGAACCGAAGCAGAGATATAGTCAGACGTATCTTTCTCTTTAGAAGTCAAAGATGATATTCCTTTGTAGCCTAAATATGCCATGCCGCCGATTAATCCCCATTTTAATGCTTTATCTGCACTTGGCATTGCTTTCTTTGCTGCAGAAGAAAGCTTAGACCATTTGTCAGATTTTGCTATATCATCGGCTACTTCTTTAATAGCTTGCTTAGCTTCTGTATAGGCACTAGCGCTAACTTTAATCTTTGGAGCCTGAGGCAACTCTTCTACTTTAGACAATTCTATTTTATATGCATCAGAGTCTAATATCTTAACTTCTTTAAATAGATCTAATGGTTTTTCCTTATTTAAAGCATTTTCAAGATATACAGATTTCCATGTTTTGACTTTGCCTCTATGTGATCTATCTACAGATTCAATCCATTTTTCCATTGAAAAACGTTTTGATGCTTCTATTGGATCTCTAAGAGATTGTTGCACCATTTTAGTTAAAGTAATATCATGAGGAGCATAGTGAGCTTTAAACTCTTGTCCTGTTTCTGTAAAAAAGAACTTATCGCCTTTTCGTTGCAAAACTCCTAAAGCTTCAGCCATATTCTCTAACTTAGTCCCAAGCTGAGCGTTCTCTTTGAAATTTAATCCTAACTTAAATTTAGCAGTTTCAGTAAGTATAGAATCCAGAAATTTAGTGGCAGTTAATTGAACATCATTGATGGTCATATTTTTTAGAATATTAAGCTCTTCATGCATTCCATATCGCTCAAAAGCTTGAGCCATAACTGGAATATCATATTTACCAATATTATAGCCAGTTAATATCGCACCTGGCTTTTCTTTGATCATTTTTCCAAAATGTTCAACAATCTGTTTCTCTGTCCCTTTCTCCATATTATGGAGCTGGTCTTTGATTAAGGCCTCAGCATCTTCTTCAAATGGGATATCAGTTTTGCCATACATCACTTGGTTTATTCCAGATGTAGAGAAAGCGATCTGCCATATCCCAATTTCTTTTCGGGACAAGGCAGGATCGCCCATTATCTTAGAAAGACGTCTTAATTCGGTAGACGTACCTAAACCAGTTGTTTCTAGGTCAAACCAAATCTCATCACGTATTTTCTGTAGGGCCTGCTGGCTTTGATTGTTCATTGGCTATTTTGAATTCTACTTCTACGGTGTCCTGTTGCATCTTACGTTTACGAGCCAATTCTCTTGCTTTGTCTAGTAACTCTGCTCCACGCATAGATAGGTCATTAGAAAGTTTACCTACTTGAGCTTGAGCTCTTCTAGTTGCAAGTAATTGATCTCTAAGCTTAGAAACAAGCTTACCATATTTTTCCAGTACAATCAAGGCGGCCTTTGGTTGTTCACCATAAATAGGCTCTCCCTGAGGAGAATAGCCTACAATACGCTCTTCCACTAGAGAAGGATTCTTGGATAAGTCCCAAGCTGCTCTATAACGTAACATTTCAAGACCAGCTAGCTCAAAGACCATGCTAACGTCAACAGCATTTTCAACTTCTTTAGGATCAATGTTTAAAGCTGTCAAGGTTACCTGTACCCATTGGGCCATGACCGCCTTTTCTACTG